TCGCCAAGCTCAGACAATGGCGGCAGCGGTATCGCATCGTCATCGTCATCTACCATCGTCAGCTGCGGCTGCACAACGTGCACACCGTCATCCTCATTAACGCAGTACATAAATACAGTTTCCATAACCAACTCCATAGGTAAAAATGGGGGCCGAAGCCCCCTGTTTGATTAAGCCGACTTGCGCCGGCTGGATGTTCTCTGGATGTGATCGTCCTGAGACTCGTCAACCTTGACCATCTCGTCGCCACGCTCTGGCTGCTCGCCTTCCGATTTGTTTCGCAGATACTCGACTCGGCGTTCTGCCTCAGCCAACTCAGCTGCGTGAGCATCTTCAACCGCCATCGACAGCAGCTTGGCGCCTGATTTTGTCTGTCGTTCCCAGACAGCAACCTTCAACCGTCGGCCTTCTAGCATGATCTCGCCCTTGAAGGTCGGAGCTTTTTCGTTGCGCATGAGGCCCTTGTCGTTGTAGAAGGCCAGTCCTTGGTTGTTTTCGATGTTAAGTGCCATGGTTATTTCCTCATTTGTTGAATTTGTGTCGTTGCCGACATGAGCAGAACTCCACTGGCTGGGACTGATTGCAAGGGGGAAGTTGAGCGTGAATCGCGGAGGGTCCGCGCGTAGCGTGGAAACCGTTATTCTCGCGGCCCTTGTGAGCAGGCACAGACTGTGGATTCGTTGCGGTTGTCAGGCTACGACGGGTACAAATTCTACTAATGTGGAAATGACCGCTTATGGTACTTGGGCATCGGGAACAGCCGAGGGCTGAGCCGGAGACAGCGGCGAGGGCTGATTGCCAACGGAAAACGTAGACCGAAAGCGTGATGAGGTTAGAGGCCGACCCTCTCAGATATTTACGGGAACGGCAGGCGGAATCAGGTGACTAGTTGCCAACCATGTAAGTTAGCTCAGGGGGTGCTCAGCGGACACTCACACTTCGATATCTTGCGGCCCGAACGGATCTACTCAGGCCGCAGCCTTAAAAGTGTACGATTTACCCCCACCGGGGGGCCGGGCCAGCGTCGACGATATATATAGTTCCCACCCAGATACAAAAAAAGCGGAAATTGAAAGGTTAGTTACCTCTTGTAACACCAGTAACAATAAGTGTTACCATGTTACGGTCGGTAACAATCTAAGTAACAGGAGGGGTTATGAAATTTGTAAAAAGAATCGGTAAAGAATTTAAGTCCCGTGTAATGGATCTGACAGATGTTGAGGCAGCAATGACTGTTTTGGCGGTTGTTGTTCTGTTTACGGTAGCTGTTATCTGGTAAGGGTTGATTTCCTGCCAGATTAATATAGGATAGGGAGGGAAAGGCGGGCTTAATAGGATGCTAACAAGCATCTAATAGCCCGTTTTAACTTTGCGGAGATCCAAAATGAAAGACCATACTGTTGAATATCGCTCAATTGACTACTACTCAATGTGCGAGAAGTCAAAAGAGAAGGTCAAGGCCATGCAGGATGCTGGTATGTCTACCATCTACGATGCCAAAGCTACGCCTGAAGAAACCGAACTGCCTAAGATGGGTGGCTACTCCATTATTATGATGGGCAAGTAATGCCTGACGGCGGTGTTCTGGAGGAAATTGCAGAGCATCTAGCTGATATAGCAGAAACTTTGCGTAAGTTGTTAGACTTAGCTGAAGATTCAAACTCGGAAGTAGATGATGTCGAATGACGAAGAGCCTAAAGTCAGAACTCAGGCTTCAGGCAGGCCCACCAGAAAAGATATAGCTACAAAATCTAAGGGCGGTCGCAACAAAGTAGGCCGCCCTAAAGGTGATGCGGCTATTATCAATGAGTATAAAGCCCGTATGTTAGCCTCACCCAAGTCTAGGCGGGTGATGGACACCATATTTGCGGCAGCAATGGATGATGACCACAAGAATCAGGCCGCTGCATGGAAGCTGGTGATGGATAGAATCCTGCCAGTAGCCGCATTTGAAAAGGATATTGTCCAGAATGGCGGCAAATCTGCAATTCAAATCAATATCACGGGTGTTGGTGCGGCAGAAATCACCCAACCTCAAGAATCAAACATTATTGATGGCGAATCAGTAGATGTCACAGGATAGTTTAATCCAGCCGCTGGGCAGGGAGCTTATTGATTACCTGTCTAGGGTTGGCGATGCTATTTCACAGCTGTTGAATGTGCTTATTTTGTTTGGCGACAATGCTAACGAGTCCATATCTGGCAGATCCCACCGGCTTAAGTCTAGATTTAGGTCATGGGCGTGGCTAAATGCGTTTATTGATTTTATTTTTGGAAAAGATCACTGCGAGCTTGCGTATCTAAACGATATCAATAGGGCAAAAAAAACAATAAGCGAGTCAACCCAATGAAATACTTTCGGATTGAAGAGTTTGATTGCCAAGAAACCGGCAACAACCGAATGAATCCTGAGTTTTTGGAAAAGGTAGACGAGTTGCGCGGGTTGTGTGGCTTCCCGCTAGTCGTGACCTCGGGATACCGCGACCCTAATCACTCAATCGAAATTGCAAAAATCCAACCCGGAACGCACGCACAAGGCATCGCCGCTGACCTCAGAGTTGAAAGCGCCCACCATCGCTACACACTATTAACTACTGCTTTTAATTTGGGATTTTCTGGCATTGGCGTTGCCAAAACCTTTATTCATGTTGATACTCGGGACTCTTTGCCCCTTGTTTGGACTTACTAATGCTATACACAAAGCACACAACACTTACAGACACAGCGCTTACTACGTTGTTTGCTGTTCCTAACGGGTTTCACGCAATTATTAGCTACGTATTTATAGCTAACCACGGTGGCTCTACGAACAGTATTGATTTGTACTGGGATGCTTCTGGAACACCACAAGCGTACATCTTTGATGGATCTAACGTAGCTGGCGGCGGTCAAGTAACGCTGGGTAACGGTGGTGGCCCCATGTTTGTCTTACAGCAAGGAGAAGTGGTTAAGTGTCAAGCAACAAGCGCAGGAAATTTAGAAGTAGTTGTAACCTTTGATTTAATACCAGCACCATCATCACTTATCAATTTTAACGGGAGTTGACTAAATGAAAAACATTTATGAAGTAGCGCTAGGTTGTTTTACCGTAGCATTTATTTCTGCATTTATGATGAACGCTAATGCGTCTACTTACATTGACTATCCAGATGGTTCTAGCTATACGGTTCCAGATGGACAGAATGTTTATGTTACAAACGAAATTGTTTTTACCAAAAGGGTGTATGCCAATGGTGCAGTATATTTTACGCCGTTGGCCCCAAATGCTAAGCGGGATCAAGAGGTAAGCTCAACTAGCGGCTTGACGCCCGGATCGCATGATTGGTGTAAGGCATTTGTGCCGTGGTCGAATGGTTTTACTTTTGGTCAAATGACTTGGGATAGCCAGTGCGATACCAACAATGACGGCGTATACAACAGCTTTGACGAGGGCTGGGAAGGTTAAGTTTGACTGACTTAAACGTACAGCTGCTTGATTGGCAGCAGGGTGTTTTTTCTGATCCTACTCGTTTTAAGGTAGTAGCGGCTGGGCGGCGGACAGGGAAGTCCCGCCTAGCAGCATGGATGCTAATTATTAACGGCCTACAGGCAGACAAGGGCCATGTATTCTATGTAGCCCCAACTCAGGGGCAGGCTCGCGATATTATGTGGCAGACCCTTATGGAGCTAGGCCACCCCGTAATCGCGGGATCTCATATCAACAATCTTCAAATTAAGCTGGTAAACGGTGCCACCATTAGCCTTAAGGGTGCTGACAGACCAGAAACCATGCGCGGTGTGTCCCTAAAGTTTCTTGTAATGGACGAATACGCCGACATGAAGCCCGACGTATGGGAGCAGATTCTAAGACCAGCGTTGGCTGACCAAAAAGGCTCGGCGTTGTTTATCGGAACTCCGATGGGTAGAAACCATTTCTACGAACTTTATAAGTATGCGGAGTTAAACGATGATGAAACCTATAAGGCGTGGCATTTTACGAGCTACGACAACTCGATATTGGATGCAAAAGAAATAGATTTAGCAAAGAAATCTATGTCCAGTTATGCCTTTAGGCAAGAGTTTATGGCGTCATTTGAAGCTAGAGGCTCCGAGATGTTTAAAGAAGATTGGATTCGTTTTGGTGACACACCGGACGAAGGCGATTATTATATCGCCGTTGACTTAGCAGGCTTTGAGGATATAAACAAAAAGCGCACTAAAAACACCAAGTTAGATGAAACAGCTATAGCAGTGGCTAAGGTTAGCCCCGATGGCTGGCACGTTGAGAATATAATTTATGGTCGCTGGGATCTTAATGAAACGGCCATGAAGATATTTCAAGCTGTTAGGGATTATCGTCCTGTCAGCGTTGGAATAGAAAAAGGTATTGCAAAACAGGCAGTAATGTCGCCGCTTACAGACTTGATGAAGCGGTACGGCACGTTTTTTCGTGTAGAAGAATTAACACACGGAAACAAAAAGAAAACAGACCGCGTAATGTGGGCATTACAAGGTCGATTTGAAAACGGTTACATACAATTAAATCGGGGCGAGTGGAACAATAGATTCCTAGATCAGCTGTTTCAGTTTCCAGATGCGCTAACACATGATGACTTAGTCGATGCTTTAGCGTATATAGACCAGTTAGCTCAGGTTGCGTATGACTACGAATACGAAATTGATGACCACGAAATCTTAGATGTGGTAGCGGGATATTAAAATGGCCGAAGAAATTTACAGTCCAGACCCATTAATGGCGCAGCAGTCGCTTGAAGAGTGGGTAATGACCAAGTGTGAAAACTGGCGTGATTACTATGAATCAAATTATGAAGAAAGTTTTGAGGAATACTATAGGTTATGGCGAGGTCAATGGGATCCTGCTGACTCCGAAAGAGCATCGGAGCGTTCTCGTATTATCTCTCCTGCGCTTCAGCAGGCTGTAGAATCTAATGTAGCTGAGCTAGAAGAGGCGACATTTGGCCGGGGTAAATGGTTTGATATTGCTGATGATGTCTTGGACAGCCAGAAGCAAGATGCCATGTATCTTAGAAAAAAACTTACCGAAGACTTTGAAGCCTGCAAAGTGCGTAAGGCAGTTGCTGAATGCTTGATTAACTCAGCGGTATTTGGCACAGGCATAGGG